TCACAGACCTCCGTTCCCCAGCGCTGGAGCCGGAAACTGTAAAACGTAAAAAGTCAAGTAATCCATTAATTGATACAGCGGTAATGAGGAATTCAATCACACATGTTGAGGTAATAAAATGATACCAAGAAAATTACTTGACGGTGAGAGAGTTGCAGGGGCGCGGGTGGACGGTTCATGGGTTGAAGGCGTCCCAGTAGGTTTCACTTTTCGTGCGAGTGTTCAACCTGTTGTAGGTAAAGAGCTTGATAATACACCTTCTATACGTCGCCACAAAGGCGCTGTATACAAGTTGTATTCTAATGATGAGCTGTTTACGATTAAAGAGAATACTCAACCTGATATAGTTACTCTATACAGTATACGGTGTGAGATAGTGGAGAAGCAGATTTGGCAGAACAATATCAGACCTCATTATAAATACTATGCTGCGGAGAAATTGACAAAATGATAGATATTGAATTATTTAAAACTGAGCTTTATAATTGGGCTCTAACTCTCTCAGGCGGTGAGGAGTGTTATTATGTAAACGATAACGGCCCCAAACCAGATTCGCCGGCTATAAGTATGCAGATTTTAAGTATGCCTACTATCAACCACCCGCATAAGGGTGCGCCTGATAATGCCGGTTTACGTTCTATAACGAGGGAGGCCAAACTCTGGTTAAAGCTTGATACTTATGGAGCTAACGCTATAGGCCGTTTATCTCCCTTTGTAATAGCTAATTATATAGAACCGGCTTCGGAACCTTTAAGAGCTTCGACAGGGCTGTCTATGGTTAACAATACTGATATACTTGACATAACGGGTTTAAATGATATTGATAATGAGGAAAGAGCTACTGTGAATATAATGTTTAATTTTGGGGATAGATCTGATAATATAGACTCAGGCCTTATTGAGAATGTGGAAGGCATAGGGACATATAAAGACCCGGAAGGCAACGAGACAAATAGGAATTTTTTAATTAATACACCTTAACAAAAGGAAAAATCATGGGAACTACAATGGCTGATATTGTAACGGTATCCATTACGCGAGAAACAAAACCAGTCTCTCAAAAAGGTTTAGGTATCACCTTAATAGTGGGACCTAATGCTTCATTTTCTGACGCTACCCGTATAAAGTACTACGGGGACTTACCCTCTATAGCGGCAGACTTGACAAATGGTGTTGACGATCCAGAATACAAAATGGCGGCTGTAATTTTCGCACAGAATCCACGCGTCTTACTTGTGGCTATCGGTAAGAAAATAGCAGGTGACGCGGATTATACAGAAGCCTTAAACGCTATAAGTGTTGTATCTAACGATTTCTACGGGGTTCTTGTTGTGTCAAGAGCTGACGCGGATCAATTGGATGTGGCTGCCTGGGTAATAGCTAATGAGAGAATTACCGCACTGGCTAACAGTAACACATCTATCATTAATAGCTCAGAAGCTGAAGACTCTTTACAAGTCGCAAAACTTGTTTTCAGCGATGACCTGTCAACAGGTAACGCCACCGATATTTCAGTTAATTCAGTAGCTATGTTGCCCACAGTTTACTTAACAAGTCACCTTGACACTATGAACGAGATAGCGTTTAACCTATCTGCCTTAGCGAATACATCCGCTATCCTCGACCCAGCGGACGCGACAAATAGGACGTTAATAGTAACTTATACAGCCGGTAATATAGTTATTAATAGCGCTACTGTTACGAGTGGTTCTGCGGTTACTATTGCGATTGTATACGCCTCTTTACCTGTACAGTTAAAAGCGGCGGGCAATGACCGTACGTCTTGCATCTTCACCAGCGATGCCTTAAACAATTTCCCTGACGCCGGCCTTCTCGGTAAAATTCTACCGTTGACGCCTGGTAGTTATACCGGAATGTTTAAATCACTCTCAGGCGTTACCACAGACGTTTTAACACCTACACAGACCAAGAACGCTCATGATAAGTATTGTTCTACCTATGAAACCGTAGGCGTTAATAACATGCTTATTGAGAGTTGGGTAAGTACCGGCGAGTTTATTGATATAATCGTATTCCAGGACTGGTTGAAAAATCGTATTACTGAAAACGTTTTTTCCGTTCTCGTCAATAAACCTAAAGTGCCTTACACTGACAATGGAATCGCCGATATTGAGAACGCTGTAAAACAGATTCTCCAAATCGGTTTAAATAATGGCGGTATTTCTCCATTTACTTACAATAAAACGACTAAAGAACAGACAGGCGGTTTCTATACTACCGTACCTCTTGCGGCTGACGTACCGGATGTGGATAAGAATGCACGTGTATTACGTAATGTCAACTTCGTTGCATGGCTTGCCGGTGCTATACATACAGTACAAATTGATGGCGTATTGACAGTTTAAGAAAATAATTAAATTTAAAAATATTAACAAAGGAGAAAACTCATGCCTGGTATAGCAACGTACGTCCCATCAAAAGTCGTTCTTTCTGTTGGAGGTGCTGAGATTAACGGATACGCTGACGGGGAATTTATTAATGTTGACCGCGCCAACGATACCTTTAATAAAAGTACTGGCGCGGATAATAGAACAGTCAGAATAAAACAGAATGATTTTTCTGGCTCTATTACAATCACTCTCTCACAGACAAGTGAATCAAATAATATTCTCTCAGCCTTTATGATACTTGACGAAACGACCAACGACGGAATAGTCCCTGTCCTTATTAAAGACCTTCTCGGGTCTTCTGTCTATGTCTCAGCTTACGCCTGGGTACGTAAACCGCCTGCGGGTGCTTACGGTAAAGACGATTCAAATAGGGAATGGGTTCTTGACTGCGCAAACCTTGACATTTTTCACGGCGGAAACCCTGACTTTCAGGGATAACGCTTAAACGTATAATACAAGCCTTTACTCTTCTGTAAAGGCTTGATAACATTTTCTGGAGGTAGTAATATGGCTAAGATAACACAAGTAAAAGAAACATACGATAGTGAAAAAGAAGAAGTAAAACTTTCATGCACTCTATTCCCTGCCCGTAAAGGTTTAAGATTACAAATAAAACTTGTAAACTTAATGCTCCCTTTATTAGGCGCGGCCGGTTCCCTCAAAAGTAAAGACAGTGAAGACAATCCCGAAAACAATGAGTTACTTACGCAATTAATGAGAAACCCGGACATCATTAAAAATATAGTCAATGCTTTACTTAATGCGCTGGACGAGAAGAAAACGGTAGAACTTATACTGGAGCTTCTTAACATGACACGCTTTAACGGTAAAGAACTGAACAAAGAACCTATTTTCGATGTGTGTTTCCAGGGAGAGTATAAGCTTTTATTTGAATGTTTATATTTCGTTGTTGAGGCGAACTTTAAATCTTTTTTCGGCGGGGGAGGTATTGGGAGCCTCTTAGAAAAATACCTTCCAGTAAAGGGGGAGGAGCGGGAAGCCTCACAGATAAACAGCAAGGAAAGTTAAATTTAATTCTTGACAGTATAGGGAGTGAGTTGAAAGAGGAGTGGCCTATCTGGAGGGTATGGTTAACAGGTAAAGAATCTTTCGAGGTTATTATAAGCGACTGGACTTTTGACGATTTGGTAAGAGCTAATACAGTACTTGACATACAAGAAGCTATCAACGAGGCATTGACAGAAGAGAAATGAGAGAACATGAATAACTTAGTTATAACTTTCGGAGCTACTGTAATAGGGGCAGTTATTGGAGCCTTAATTTCCTTTTTCATAACAACCTTATCCCAGCGTAAAATGTTCACAGATATTTCACAAACTATGATTGACGTGCATGTAAAGATAGCTCACCAACACGATATGGAAGACTTAATTAAAGAACATGAAAAAGGTTGTAACGCTTCTACTGACATTACTAAATTACAGAAAGGTTTAATATTTCTCGTTGGTCAATTAGGTGGTGACCCGAAAGATATAGGTCTATTATGATAATTCAGGAATTAATAAATTTAATTGGTTTTAAAGTTAATAAACAGCAGTTTAAAAACACAGAGGCTGTTTTTGATTCTATGCTGTCAAAGATGGAGCGTAGAGGTAAACAGGCCTCACTGTTGATAACATTACCGATACTCGCTATAGGCGGCGCCATGTTAAAGGCTGCCTCTGACGGTCAAGAAACGAGAAATCGCTTTCGTCAAGTATATGGTGATCTCGCAGACGACGCGGATAAATGGAGTGAGAATTTTGCGGAAAGCTTAAAAAGGTCAGACGTAGGTATAAAGGATTCATTGGCTAATTTCCAAAGTTTGTTCGTAGGTCTTGGGGCGGGTAATAAAGACGCTTTCGAATTCTCACAACGTTTACAGAAACTTGCTGTGGACTTTTCAAGTTTTCAGAATTTAAAACCTGAAGAAACTAACCAAAGATTTATTTCCGGTTTGTCAGGATCAACCGAAGTATTTAATAAATTCGGAATAGATTTAAAAGCTGGCGCTCTCGGACTTAAAGCGGTAGAAATGGGAATGACCAAATCAGTCGCTAAAATGACTGAGCTTGAAAAAGCTACCCTACGTTTACAAATAATAGAGGACACTATGTCCCGTCAAGGCGCTGTCGGTGATGCTATCAGAACCCTTGACGATTTCGCGAATATATCAAGGTCGGCAATAGATCAAGTCATAATATTAGCTGAGTCTTTCGGTAAACTGTTAATACCTGTAGCTGAGAAAGTTTTAAGGGTGTTCGTATCTATATCAAATTACCTTTCTAAAAACCTATCTCCTGAATTAAGAGGGATTATTTTAGTATTTATGGGGCTCGCCGCTGTTGTTGGCCCTTTACTTATAGTACTTACTATGGTTGTTAAAATAGGTATGGCTGTAAAGTCTGTGTTACTATTAATGAACGCGGCGGCCGCGAAACAGAGTCTAACCTTGGCTTTACTTATAGGTAAATATCTCTTATTAGCTGTTGTTATGGGCGCTGTTTTAGTGATAACAGCTTTACTTATGGAAGATATACTAAAGTATAACAAAGGCCAGAAGTCAGCTATAGGCGCTATTATAGAACGTCTCAAGGTATTAAATGATAAATTAAAAGCTATGGGTGTATTTACTCTTGAGTTATTAGGTAAAATGTTTACTGACATTAGCGAAATGTTTGACGGTTTAATTGAATTTATCGTAGGCCTTTTATCAGGTAAATTAAAATTCGCCTTTAAAGGTTTATTTAAATCAGTACTTAATATGACACAGTTATTAAGTAAAAGTATTTTAGTAGCTTTACAACCGATAGTGGACGTGTTCAACCTTATAGCTAAGACAAAAATAAATCTTAACGATTTAACCACGAATAAAGACGGGACGCCTGGAGGCGCTTCACACAATATAGGTAAACGTGCAGCAGAACTGCTTAAAACAACGCCAGCGCTTTATGGCAGTGACGGCGCATTTCATAATATAGGACAGCGTGCGGGCGCGGCTTTAAAGGATAGAATAACCACCATACAAAAAAACTTTACTATACAGATGAACAATACAATAGAGGTCCCAGCCGGTACACCTGAAACACAGAAAGATTTTCTGGAGCAATCCGCAGAAACATTATACAGAAATAATTTAGACCGCTTGTCAAGAGAGCTTGTAAACGCCTCACCGGAGACTGAATAAAATGGCACTAAGTTTAATTATAAACAGATTTGATCCGTATACTATAGAAGAGTTAGAAATAGACACCGCCTTAACTGAGGTACATACATACGGTAATTTAGTTACCGACTACCCTATAGAGGACGGCTCAGATATTAATGATCACGTGAAAAGAGAGCCTGAGAAATTAATGATTGAGGGTATAACCTCAAATACACCTATTGAATTCTTTAGTGGAACGTTAACTCGTTTCGTTAGAGGTGACTTTACGAATAGGGCGCAATTAGCTTTTAATACCTTACTCGGATACGCCGGGTACTCAGTACCTAAACAGGTAGGTCGGACACCTGAAAGAGTAACAGAAGCGAAATTACTATCCATAGTCACCGGTTATAAAACGTATACGGATATGATTATCACACGACTAACTTTTCCCCGGGGACCTTTATCCGGGGACGCTGCGAAGTATACTGTAGAGTTTAAAAAGATTAAAAAAGTCCAGGCAAAAACAGCCCAAGTAATAGACCTTGACGATAGGAAAGCGGACAATATAAAAGAGCAAGCGGCGAACACTGTTAATACCGGGAAAAATACGGTTGAAAAAGTGGATGACTCATCATTCCTTTACAAAGCGGCTACGTCCTTAAGGGACGCCTTAACTACAAAGGTAGGTCAATAATGGTCACAATACCTATGAAAGACTTTTCATCATTCAAACAAGAAATCACTCTTGACAATGTACCGTACATTTTCTTTTTCAATTGGATTTCGAGAGATGGGTTTTACACTTTTGATATGAACGATAGAGAAGGGAATACCTTAATCGCTGGCGTAAAGTTATTAGTAGACTTTGAATTTATTTCACGATACCCGGATAGAGGCCTACCGCCTGGAGAACTTTACGTAATTGACCAAACAGGTAACAGCGATAGGATAGGTAGGTACGACTTTGTAAACGGAAGGTTGAGTTTAATTTACATAACAGAAGAAGAGGTATTAAGTGGCCTTATTTAATAGGGTAGCCTCTCTAACTGTAGGTAAGGCGGGCGCTGTAGGTTTACAGTTTTCAGGTTTCCGTATCTTGTTTGATATCAGTAAGACAAGTTCAACGGAACCGAATACAGCTAATATACAAGTATTCGGCTTAAGCTCGGATACCAGAAGTAAAGTATCTGAGGAAGATCAAATTATTGAAATTAAAGCCGGTTACGTAGAAGACTCGGGGGAAGAGATTCTTTACATTGGAGACGTTAATAGAGTAGGTAATTCGTTTCCACGCCCTGACGTAGTTACTAATTTTGAATGCGGTGACGGTGAGAAATTTTTAAATAATACTAAAATATCTACATCATTTAAGCCAGGCGCATCCGTAAAGCAAATAATAAAAGACATAACGAAAAAAGCCAGTATAGCTTTAAAAACTAATTTAAATTTAATAAATATAAAAACTTTCACGTTTAATAACGGTTTCAGCTTCACAGGTATGTATAAGAAGTTGCTTGATAAATTAACAGATACCGGGGATTTATCATGGTCGGTACAAAACAATGAGTTGAAATTTTACCCTAAGTCGGATAGCGATTCATCTACCGCGATAGTGATAAACTCCACTTCAGGTTTAATCGGTAGCCCTGAAAAAATTAAAATTAAAGAGGGTAAAAAAACAAGTAAGAAAGAGATTGACGGCTGGAAAGTTAAGTCATTGCTACAGCCGAAAGCTGAGCCAGGCGGCAGTATCCTACTGTCAAGCCGGGATGTGGGCAACAATAAGCAGTTTAAAATCTACAGTGTTAGCCACTCTGGTGATACTGACAATGGGGAGTTTAAAACTATTATGGAGGTTATAGAAAAATGAGTGATATAGAAGGAACACCGTCTTTTCATGAGGCCTTGAAAACTGTTTTTAATTCCTTTCTTGGTGAGGAAATAAATACATGTCTTCCCGGTATCGTTGACAGTTACGATAATACAAAACAAAAAGCTACTATCACACCAGCGATCAGTAAGAAATTTCTTGACGGTGAGGTATTGTCTTATAAACCTATAGAGAATGTACCCGTACTGTTTCCAGGCAGTACGTCAACAAGTATTACATATCCTATAGTAAAAGGTGATATAGTACTGTTAATATTCAGCCAAAGAGCTATGGAGAACTTCCTTGATAAGGGGGAAATAGTTGAACCAGGCGATAGAAGGAAATTCGATATTACCGACGCTATAGCTATTCCCGGTTTTATGACTTTTAATAAAGACTCTAAGTCAACTAATAATGAGGATTTGGAGATATATCACGAAGGCGCCTTTATCGCTATTAAAAAAAATAAAGATATTGTTTTACAAAACGATAATTGTATATTAATAATGAATAATCAAAGCGGTCAATTAGATATCAATAATGGTAATTTAACGGTGGAATCATAATGAGTGAGAAGATAGCAGTTTCTAATAATAATTTTGAGATAGAAATAACGCCGGCACTATCTCCGTCACCTGCTATCGCTACACCGAACAACGGCACGGCTACCCCAGCGAGCCCCGCCGCGTTTGGTGTAAACGATTGTAAAGTTATTGAGGATAATAATTGTAAAGTACAAAACGATAAAATATTAGTTGACAAGATAGAAAATAAAAGCGTTATACCCGCGCAAGGCGCTCAAATAGATTTTAGTTGTGCGCCTTTAAGTGTGTCTCCGTTTACTTTTGTGCCTGACGGTTCGTATGTAATCCCGGCCACCGCGTTAAAAGTAAAATGTTCAAGTATAAAAGTTATGCGTGAGGGTGACATAACATTAATACCGTGCATATGCGGGGGCTTAGACAGTACAACACCTGTTAAGGTCGCATTCACTGGGAGTTGTATGATTAAGATTAGTAAAGCTGGTCAAGACGTAACGGAAGGGGAATAAGATGCCTTTAGATATTAAACTTGGTGAGACGTCTCACGATTTAGAATTTGAAAATTTTGATTTATCACTTGTAAAGGATTTAGATTATCTTATACAAAAGGTAAAAATAAAACTTATGATGTTTTATAAAGAATGGTTCTTAGATACTAAAGTGGGTATGGACTATTTTAATGTTATATTCGGGAAAAAAAGAAACTTGAATATGATTGACAATTTAATTATCTTGACAATAACGGAAGTAAAGGAAGTTACTGAAATTCTGGAGTACAGCTCAGAATTTGATAGAGCCTCCAGAAAATTAACAGTGACTTTTAAAGCTGACAGTATTTACGGTACTTTTAGTTTAGATGAAGGGTTGACAATATGACATACGGAATAACTTCAAACGGATTCAATTTAAAACGTCAGCCGATAATACAGGCTGAAATGGAGCAGGATTTTAGAGATACTTTTGGGGATGTTGACACCTCACCGGAAAGTGTTATAGGTCAACTAATAGGTATATTCTCAAAGCCTCATACTGATGTGTGGGAGCAGATGGAGAACGTTTACTTACAACAATCGCCTGTAAATGCTGAAGGCCTTAACCTTGACTATTTGTTGGCGTTAAACGGTTTGAGGCGTTTGGCCTCTTTGTCAACTATAGTCTATGTCGGATTAGCCGGGACACCTGGCGCTATTATACCGCAGGATACTATAGTAAGCTCTACGACTGAAGGAGACACTTTCACGCAAAATGTAGACGTCACTATTACAGATCAGAATCAAATACTATTATATGTCAGAGTAGACCAGGCCGTGGATGGCGCTACTTATACAATTAACATAAACGCCACGCCTTACACTATCGCAGCGCCTCCAGCCACTACGGTTGAAATCATAGCCGGCTTATTGACAGATGAGATAAATGCAGATCTCGGCGCGGATGTTATAGCCACTCTTTCCGGTGACTCTGTAAAGCTTGAAACTAAGAGCGCCTCATTCAATACTACATTGACAGGTGATATGACTTACTTTACACCTGCGATTTACCAGTCGACGGAAAAAGGTGAAATACTGGCTATTACTAATACTCTTACAGTTATAGACACGCCCACCACAGGCCTTGACGAAGTGCGGAACTTTGAGGAAGGCGTCAAAGGCAGGGGAGTAGAGGAGGACCCGGAGGCCAGAATAAGAAGGGAACAGAGTTTGCAAATCTTAGGAGCCGGCACACTTCCCGCAATGGTTGCCCGCGTTCAAAGAGATATAACAGGCGTAACGACTGTGCGCGGTTTCGAGAACAGGGAAGACTATACGGTTGACGGAAGAGAACCACACAGTTTTGAGCTTGTAATAGTCGGAGGGGATAACCAAGAAATAGCGGATCTAATTTGGGAGATTAAACCGGCCGGAATACAAACAATAGGTAACGTTAACGGGGGCGCTGGGATAGAGATTATTGACGGTAACAGTGATTCACAGTTCATGCACTTCTCAAGGCCTATTGATCAGTACGCACATATACAGGCTATCTTATCTATATATGATGAGGAAACCTTCCCTATCGACGGAATCATTCAAGTGGAACAGGCTATACTTGATTACGGTAATGAATTTACAATAGGTCTTGACATATTACCGCAACGATTCTTAGTCCCTATCTTTACAGTACCGGGAATTGAAAGTGCTGTCGTATCCGTTGACGCTACTCCAGCGCCTGGGGACGCTCCGGTATATCAGACAACGCCTTTCGAAATTGATGAAACAGAAATAGCCGTTTTCGCGGCTTCACGGATAACCGTAACTATTGCACCATAACAGAGGATTGACAAAATGAAAAGTATGTATATTGTAGGTAAAAAAGATGGAGAAGCTTTAATACAGACGTCCGGTATTTATTACACTAAATGCCCGCCTAATACAGATATATTGACAAATATTAAAGCAGCTCATGGCGGTAAAGATGAGGACTATTTTATTTATCACGTGGAAGATGAAGCAACCCAAGATAGGATAATGAATGGCGACTCCTATTCTTTACAATGGGATATCGGATCCATATTAGGTGTAGACTTTACCTCTGAAGACTCGAAACGGTTTATATCATTCGAGATTAACAGGGATTGGGTTGTACGTGACGGTGTTGATACAATAGAAATGATTGCTAAAATTTTATTACCTGACGGTAAAACCGTGGATGATGAATTTAATGGATCCATTAATATGCCTGTTACAGCGCCCTACAACCCCTTAACTATAAGAGGTATGTTCATCAATGGTGTAATGTCACGGGACTTTATGCCTGAGTCGTTAGGCCGATACACTTACCCGTCCAACCCTGTAAGAATCGGGGATTTAAAAGTTAAAAATCAAATTAACATAGACGCTATTTTTGAGGTATAAATATGTCTTTACAAATAGAGAGTAAACAAAACGGTGTGAGTGTTGTCACGGCCGGCCAATTAGCTAAAGATATAACTATTCTTAGTGTAGTGGCTGCCCAATCCGTCGTATTAATACAGGTTAAAGCTAACGGCGTTTCACAGACAAACGGTAGTCCCGGACTATTCACAGCACAGATAACATCCTCAACTAATATATACATTGAAAGAGCTGTGACAGGCGGATGGTCTTGCGAAATATACTGGCAAGTAATCGAATTCAGTTCTGACGTATCTGT